CAAGTATTAATAGTAGAGAGCGAAAGCAGTTTCCCAACTGCTTTCTGGGCATGTCAGATCTTTACGATCTGGGAGACCCGCCGTAGGGTAACGATATGCAAAATTGGGTTCACGAAGAAGGCTCTCTTCGAACTGATTTCTCAGGACGTTGATTGCCCTCCAGTTTGCCCAACTAGCAGTTACCCTTTTACGGACTTTAAATCTGTCATGCGTAGTCATTACGCTAACAGATCCGTTCCGGATAAATCCTCCTACGAAGGCAACCATCAATCCATCAGCATTGTAAGAGATTTCTCTCTTACTACTGTGCTGACGAAAGAACAGCTGCTGGTCTTCTGACATAGGCATGCGGATTTTCATCGGGACTTTTACAAGAGCACGGTATTTAACCGAGCCGTTGCAGTCCCTATGTAGTCCGATCGGCGGATAAGGGCACTTGATTCCTTCACCATCTCCGTCCTGGTACGGTATAGGTAGAAAATCTACCTGCCGCTTCAAGTAAGAGACAGTTCGGGTCACAAGCACTCCTGTCCTCGCCGACCACCTAATCAGTCGATTTATCAAGGAGTAGACATCAGCACCTGTTTGCAGAGATTTACAATAGACGCCACGTATATCGGCGCCTCTAAAGTAGTCTCCGCCACAGGATTCTCGGAACTCGCCTGAGTTGAACGACTTGTGGTCGTTAGGAGTAAATCCAAATAACCTAAGCGATCTGATGACGAAGTCATAAGCGTCCTTACGGACAATGATATCGTCACCAAAAACCGCCCAGTTCTTCGGACCGCTCCTGTCGTACTTGGGAGAAATTCCCAAGACACGGTAACAAGCGAGAACGATGGTCGAGAAAAGGAGAGTTTCAAGAGGGAAAGTAAAACCATTCCCCATTGAGCTCACCATATAAAGCTCTGAAACATCGCCACCTGGGAAGGTGACTTTGGGCGATCTTGCAAGCTCTAACCAGGCAAAAAGTTCGCCTGGCAAGATCTCTCGCAACATCAAGAGCGATATACTGTCTGACGCGCTAGATAGGTCAATGGTTCCAAAAGAGCCATTAACTGAACCAAGTTGCGCCAGTCGTCTGTTGAGATCTGGTTGACGGGAAAGGTTAATCTTAAACCTCTCCCTTAGCCATTTCTCTAGGACGTAGCCGATTCCTTTCTGAAGAAACATATTCAGAGTCGGTTCGGTACAGATACTTCTCGATATTTCTGACGTCTTCGGAACAAAAGACAGACGGTTCCCTACTACCATTCGGTGCCCATAACGTTTTTCGCGCGTTTTCTCTGCGCTAAGATACGTTGGGCTAGCCATAATGGCATAACGGTAAAACCGGTACAGCCTTTCTGATGTGCACGTAAGCGGTGAATCAAACAACTTTGTGTAAAAGTTGTAGGATCTAGCCGCTATATTTGCACCAGGCCCAACACCACCGTTGTCGAGAATATCCGATAACAGTATGTTAGAACTGGGTCCGTTTCCGACAAGATCAAGCCAAAGGGACTTGACTTCCCCAATGACTTGCTCATCTTGTATGCTCTCCGGCTTAAAGACAAAGGCAGCGCACTTCTCGTTACTCTGTTTAAAGAGTTTCAAGCATGCGTTGTCAGCGTCTAATCCTACCTCATCCTGAAACTTCTTCCAGAATGAGTTTTGGAGCCAAAGAGCATCAGCGGACGCAATGGGCATATCTGAAGTCAGCATCTGCTCATCGCAATTCAGATCGGCTGATAAGCAACTCCGTAACTCAGCTAAATCTAGCATGAAAGACTCCTAGAGTTATTGCAAGCAGCTGGTTAGCTGCCTACGAACCGATTAGAGCACGCCGGACACCAGGGTGTCACCGAGACCAGCAGACTGCTGGTTAAGGGCACCCACTGCTGCAGAAATCGCAGCACGGATATTCGGCGCATCTGCAGTGTCTGCACCGGCCGGAACATCAATTTCAATCTTGATGATCAGGTTCGATGCAGGCTGCCCAGCGAGAGGAGTAACGCCCTTGCGGACGATAATCTTCCAGCTGTTTTTCGGAACGCTTGGCAACATGCCAGTGTTGGGCACAACCGGCGCAAGAGATTTGAAACTCTTGGGTCGGATGATTGTCACCGTAAAAGGTGATGCCACGGAATGAACCGTGACCCCAGCTTGCGTACCTCCCAGAGCAGTTACGGCTACCTGTCTACCGTTCACGTCCGGGGCCACATCGGCCACGTGCGTGTAAGTAGGGGCGGTAAACCCCGTCTGAGCTCCACCCGTTATGGGTGAAGTTAAGTTGAAGCTCATATGAGCTCTCCTTTTGGTTGAAAAGAACCCGCCTAAACTTCGGAGACTAAATGTGACGTCCCGCAGCTTCAGCGAATTTAACGATATGACCATCAGCAATCCACAGCCTCCGCTCTAACTTTTTGCAATGCTGTTCTAAGGCACTGTTAAAAGCTTCGCGCAGAGGCCGTCCGTCTCTAATGGCTGATAAACCATCTTGTATGGTTACCAGTTCAGAACAGACGGTGTTCCTCCTTTTAATGAGGACAGACAACTTGACGGTCGACGTTTTATAAGCACGCTTGCGAGAGTACATAAAGTCTCCTAATTAGGAAGGGCACTAAGCACCCATAGAGGATTCCATGGATGTCTACCGCCTCGCACTTTTACTAGTAATAAGAGCTCCTATGTTAGCAAATTGCTTCCATGGGAGATCAATACCAGTCAACCGAGGTACCATTATAGGTACGCCGGCCTGGGCACGAGACACATCACGACGATGAATTGTCGTAAGTCCGTCCGCTCCACTGCTCACGAAGTTCTTTACGTTACTACCGCCAGACGTTTTATGTTGATCTACGGATTTCTTAAGGTTCGGGACAATACAATAAGTTCTTGTACTCTCCTTCACCTGAGTCCTCCATAGTGTCTGAACGATAGACGTATCGCACGACAGAGCATAGAGACAATCGCCGATATTAGAAAAATAATCGACGAGAAACGAGTACGGAACTAACTCCCACATTGTGGGAATAAAGCTCCGGAGGTCAAAACCCGACATTTGAATAATTCTTTCAAGTGGCGGCGACCCAGCCTCGTACGGATTGCTTCGAAACACCCCTCGATATATCACAGTGGTCTCTGTTACGTCAGTATGATACATACTGGCAAACATATCGCCATTGCGAATCTCTTGGGAGGAAGTTGCAGATTGAACTGCTGACCCGGCAATAGCTTTAAACCTAACTTTGTCGCTTTCGAAACAAAGTCGGCCTAGCGTCTTGCCAAGGTCCTCCATGTCATGGAGCAGCGGTTGCCACCCGTAGACATTTTCGAGATAAGTGTTCGCTATAGCCTTACGCTTGGTTTTCTTCGACCCTTTGCCCTGCCGAATACCAACGGCATTGCTTAGGTATCGAAAAACACCTTGCTTCAGGCCACGCGCCGCACCTACCAGCATTCGAGCTGATTTGTCAATCTCACCAAGAATAACCCCGCCCTGAAGTTGATGGCGGGCTTGGTAGATCTTTTTATACAGCTCTCGTACTGCTCGGACTTGTGCTTCACTGTCAGGCCCAGAAGAGAAGTGACCAATAGGTGCGATAGTCATCCAATTAAGAAATGACATTTCGTAACTTTGGAACAACTCCCATGGGCTGGAGGCGCTTGCACGGTTTTGGTATGTTATATCTACCTTAGCGTGCTTCATCTCCAATACGTCTTCGCCTGCACTCATCGTAGTTGTTGCATTCCCCCCAGCACGGATTATCTCCCTCCATTTAGGAAGGGACGATCCGGTGCGGGTCTTCGACCAAGTACTAATGGCAGAAGTCTCACTAGCTGGGGAAGAAAGCAACGCCTTATTCTTGAAGAACCTAACGGTCCTCCTTCGAATAGACTGCGACCTTGTGTAGGGGTTTGTGTAGGGAATAGCTCTCTTTTTGAGAAGTCTCATCCCTCCACGCACCACCTTCTGTCTTGGTAGCCGAGAGATAACTACTACGCCCGGTTTGACCCGAGAGGCAGTTGGCGCATAAGGCACTTTTGGTTTTACAACCACAGTAGTCCTTACACGTTGACCCGTCTTCTGGCTGATTTGCCAGACATAATATCTCCATGGTTTACGAGTTTTACTCCTGGACTTATCTTGGGAGCTTTTAAGTTTCCCTTGAGGTTCAAGAATAGCTCGCGCCTTGACTTTCGGAATGGTAGACGTCATAACCAAGGAATAGTGAAGAGACTACGCCGAAGGCTGTCTAGCATGACGGGAAGAAGTGGGCAGAGGACGAAACCGGTGATCAGACCAAACAAAAATGGTCCGAACTCACCGAGAATAATCCTTCCCACATCCCGCCACATCTTGACGACCTTGACCAAGTCCTTCATCATACTCTCCTAGTTATGTGACAGACAGAGCGATTAAGCCCTGGAAGGCAGCCCAACTACTCTACTTCCCTTGTTAGGGAGTAAAGAGCAGCCAGATCTTCAACCCACGTATTAGGTGAGCATCAGAAGTGCGGTATTTCAAGCCGCAAGAGCCCCTTTAGG